AATACCGAGACAAAAATTGTGTTGGTGTGCCGCGTTGTGCTGCCGCAAGAAAAGTATGGAGCCAATGAGTTTTTAGATAAGGACGGCAGAGTCTGCCGGTGGGTGCTGGAGACTAAGAATGCTGGACCCCATTAGTGCGTTTGCACTAGCCCAAGGAGCCATTAAGGGTATCCAAGCCGCCATCAAGATGGGCAAGGATGTCCAAGGCATCACGAATGACGTGATGAAGTTTTTTGATGCCAAGGACAAGGTTGCAAAGGAGGCGGTTAAGGACCCAAAGAAGAAATACAGTTCAGACACCAGTCAGGCGATGTCTACAGTAATGCAACTGCATGAACTGAATCGGGCTGAAGAAGAACTCAAGTGGCACTTCATCAACCAAGGCCATAGCCAGTTGTGGAGTCAGATTCTCTTGGAGCGCAACAGTATTGTGCAGCGCAGGAGAACGCAGGAGATATTGGATGCTAGGGCGGCTAAGAACAGGAAGCAAGAGATTGACGAAGCCATCACAATGGGGCTGTGCATACTGGTAGCCGCTGCCATCATCATGCTGGTGGCTTGGGGTGTAATTGCAATGAAAGGAAAGTTGTGAGCGAAGGAACTTTAAACGCCAATTCAACTCTTGACAAAGTTCTTGGGTATGTAGATTCGCCATTTAAACTCGCCGCTATCCTTGTCATGGGCGTAGTTGCTTTTGCTGGTTACTTTGTGTACACAAACCAAGACCTGCTCATTGGCGCTTACAAAGAGTCCAAGAAAATACCAAGCATTGCCGAGGACCGTGTTGAGGATGCCTCCGCCCACCTGTTTAAGACCACCAACGCCACTATTGTTGCGGTGTTCAAAGTCAACCCTATGTTTGGCACTCGCATACTGTACCGAGCCTACGCCAAGGACGGGCGAGACAAAACCAATGACGGGCTAGATGTTGGTCTGTTTACAAACAACGCAGCCAACAATGCAGATGTTGTTAAATTGATGGCAAACGAAATCCCTTGCGGTGAGTACCGCACAGCGCAGTCTGAGATGGGTATTTGGTACATCAACAAGGGCGTTACCTATACTTGCAGAATCAGTGTTCCACCAGAGCCAGGGCGATTTGTGGGGCAGATAACCGTGGGGTGGGAAACCGAACCCGAAAACTTAGAGTCAGCACGAACAATGCTGAGTATTGCAGCAACCATGTTATCTAGGAGTAAACAATAATGGATTGGTTAAAACAAATTGCGCCAACAATTGCTTCGGCAATGGGGGGCCCATTAGTAGGGATGGCTGTAGCCGCTATTAGCAAAGCCACTGGAGTCGATCCTACTGAAGTTAACGATCTTATTTCCAACAACAAACTTTCAGCAGAGCAAATTGCTCAAGTCAAGATTGCGGAGATTGAATTGCAAAAACAAGCCAATGAACTTGGCCTCAACTTTGCAAAACTGGAAGTCGAAGACCGCAAGTCTGCGCGTGACATGCAAGCTGCGACGCGATCTATTGTTCCTCCTTTATTGGCTGGAACTGTGACTGTCGGCTTCTTTGGCATTATGGGCATGATGTTTTTTAACAAAATTGACAGCAGCAACCCTGCCATTTTGATGATGCTTGGCTCACTGGGTACGGCTTGGACAGGCATTATTTCTTACTACTTTGGATCATCGGCAGGCTCTCAAGCCAAAACAGATTTATTGTCAAAGGCAGCAAAATGAATTTAAGCCCCAACTTCACCCTTGCAGAACTGGTTAAAAGCCACGAGGCTACGCGCAAGGGATTGAACAACACCCCAACGCAGGAAGTCATCGGCAACCTGCAAGACTTGTCCAACCTGGTGCTTCAGCCGATACGTGACCACTTTAATAAATCGGTTACTGTGAACAGCGGGTACCGCAGTCCCGAGTTGAACGCTGCCGTTGGAGGGAGTAAGACCAGTGACCATTGCAAGGGGCAGGCTGCGGACATTGAAATCGCTGGCGTGCCCAATGCGGAGTTGGCCGAGTGGATTCGTGATAATTTAGCCTTTACTCAGGTTATCCTTGAGTTCTATACTCAGGGTATCCCGGACAGCGGTTGGGTTCATGTGTCCTATGACCCTGCAAATCTGAAGAAGCAGTCGCTGACCGCTGTCAAACAAGATGGCAAAACGGTTTACCTACCTGGCTTGGTTGCGTAAAATGTATAAAAAGCGAGGTAAACAATGAAGCTACAGAATCTTTCTAGAGCGCTGCCTGAAGGCCTTATTGAGCCGGCGCATGCCATAGAGGTGCTTTGTGCTGCGTGTGGCTATGACCTGAACGAGTCTGAACTAGAAGCAGATACCTGTTCGGATTGTGGGCAGGTGTTAAGCCTTCAGCGTTCAGTGGCCATTGAGATTACCACCGTCCCTGCTGCGGCAGGGGCAACAATGTAAGGAACTCACATGAAAGCAAAACCTGTTTGGGATAAACCACGGCCCAAAAGCCTGGGCAAATCAGCCCCTTTAACGCCCGCCAAAAAAGCTAAGGCCAAGGCAGCTGCCAAGAAAGCGGGCCGACCCTACCCGAACTTGGTTGACAACATGCGGGCGGCAAAATCACGGTGAAATAATCATGGCACTTCTTCGGCTTTTTCTCAAACCAGGTGTTGACAAACAGAACACTGAATACGGCGCTGAAGGCGGCTGGGTAGACAGTGACTATGTGCGTTTTCGCTATGGTCTGCCTGAGAAGCTGGGCGGATGGACTCGGTTCGGTAGCACCCTCGTCAACTTTGTTGGCTCGGCCAGCGAGATATTTACTTGGAACGGCTTGGACGGTGTGCCCTACGCGGCCCTTGGGACAAACCGCAAGGTCTATGCGTTCTATGGCGGTGCGTGGGGCGACATCACACCAATCCGGGCCACGGGCGCATGTACTTTTACCACCACCAATGGCAGCACCACGGTGATTGTCAACGACGCGGCCCACGGGGCAATTAAAGGGGACTTTGTTACCTTTAGCGCCGTCTCGGGCAATCCAGGGGGCATTACCGACGCCACCCTGACAAACGAGTTTGAAATTCAGGAGGTATTGACCAGTGGCACGTACACCATCCTCTCGCCGACCGCAGCGACCTCCACGGCAGCGACGGCCGGAGCGGCCACGGCGGCCTACCAAATCAACGTCGGTGGCGACATCAGCTTCGTTGACTTCGGCTGGGGCACAGGCACTTGGGGCTTGAGCACTTGGGGCACGCCACGGCCTGCCTCGGCTTCGTTGACCTTGTTTGCTCGAGTCTGGCAATTTGACTCCTATGGTGAAAACCTCATCCTGCAGCAAGTGGATGGCGGCATCTACGAGTGGGACCCGAACACGGGCATCGGCACGCGGGCCACGGCCATTGCAGGAGCTCCAACTAAGAGCAAGTATGCGCTGATCTCCACACCTGACCGGCATTTAGTGTGCTTTGGTACGGAGACCACGTTGGGAGACCCCACAACCCAAGACCCCATGTTTGTGCGCTTTTCTGACCAAGAAGACATTGGGGACTTTGTTGCCACAGCCACCAACACGGCCGGTGGACAACGGCTCACGGACGGCAATGAGATTGTCACGGCGCTGCGCTCACGTGGCCAGATACTGATTTGGACAGATACATCCATCCACGGCCAACAGTTCCTCGGACCGCCCTATACCTTTGGCTTTCAACAGCTGGGTGCCAACTGCGGCATCATCGGCCCCCACGCGTCGGCTGACGTTAACGGCGTGGCGTATTGGATGAGCAAAGACGCGTTCTTTGTGTTTGACGGTACGGTCAAGAAGCTCCCCTGCACTGTGCAGGATTTTGTTTTTGAAGACTTAAACATCGCACAGGCGACTGCCGTGAACGTGGGCATTAACACTCAATTTAACGAGGTAACGTGGTTCTATCCGTCACTGAGCAGCGACTACATCAACCGCTTTGTGACTTACAACTACATGGAAAACGTCTGGTCAGTGGGTACTATGTCCCGCACGGCATGGACCGACACCGGAACCTTTGACAAGCCCTTGGCCACGGAATACGACCCGCTGGACAACGAAGCCACCATTTCTACGATTTACGGTCTTACAGCAGGCCGCAGCCACTTGTATAACCAAGAGGATGGTGTGGACGCCGACGGCGTGGCAATTGACGCCTACATATATTCTGGCTACTTTGACCTTGGCGACGGTGACCAAATGCTGCTGATGCAGAAGTTCATCCCTGACTTTAAGAGTCAAGTAGGG